AGAGTTACAGCAGATTCAACAGATACTTCATTAATAGATTCTTTTCAATTTACAAGTTTTGCTGAAATTATTGACGATGCAAGCACTTATGCAAACTCAGCATATAACGCAATCAGGCTTGATTCTCAACAGTTTAGTTCTATCCCCCGCCGTAAATTCCGCATACGCGGTATCAAAGTAAGGATTCCGGGTGCTGGTGCATCAAGTTCAGGAACGCCAACTGTTGATTCTGCAACAGGCCGTATTGTGTATCCTGACGGATATATTTTCAACGGAGTTATGGGCGCTGCGGTTTGGTGTTCATGCCCTGCAATGATCTTGCTTGATTTATTGACGACAGAAAGATATGGATTTGGAACACATATTGCAGATTCAAATCTTGATTTGTTTTCTTTTGTAACCGCATCAAAATTTGCAAATACTCTTGTTGATGATGGCTTTGGCGGACAAGAGGCTAGATTTTCTTGTAACGTCAATATTCAATCATCAAGCGAAGCGTTTGATCTTATAAATGAACTTGCGGGTGTAATGCGTTGTATGCCGATCTGGTCAACTGGCTCTATATTATTAGCTCAAGATTCCCCCAAAGATTCCTCGTTCCTTTTCTCACTTGCTAATATTTCAAGCGATGGATTTAATTATTCAGGGTCAAGTTTAAAGCAAAGACATTCTGTTATATCGGTTTCATATTTTAATATGGATTCCCAAGAAATAGATTATGAAGTTTTTGAAAATACAGATATTTCGTCAAAAATCGGAACTGTTGTAAAACAGGTTAAAGGATTTGGCTGCACATCACGAGGGCAAGCGCTCAGATTGGCAAAGGCGATTGCCTTTTCAGAAGCTAACGAAAGCGAACTTGTGACATTTACAACATCAATGGAAGGCGGCTTAATGGTTAGGCCGGGCGCTGTTATTAGTATCAATGACCCTGTTCGCGCGGGTGTTAGAAGATCAGGAAGGCTTGCAAGTGTTACTTCAACAACTGTTGTTACAGTAGACGATACAAGCGCAACAGATTTTGCTGTTGATGATTCTGGAAACCCTGTCGGCGATGCAACATTATCTTTAATATTGCCAGATGGTTCTGTCGAAGAAAAAACAATATCAAGCATTTCAAACGGAACTATAACTGTAAGTTCGGCATTTTCTCAGACACCAAACGTCAACACTATTTGGTTAATATCAAACGTTACTGTTGAACCGCAAAAATTTAGAGTAATTACTGTTGAAGAAACAGATTCGGTAAATTATACAATTACAGCTTTATCTTATATAAATGAAAAATACGCATTTATTGAAGACGGGGAAGTTTTACCCGCAAGAAATGTTTCGATAATAAATGAACTGACAAGTCCGCCAACTGGTTTAACTGCTGTTGAAACAATCGTCCCAATTAATAATCAGGCAGTTTCAAAAATTGTTATAAGTTGGCAACCAATAAACGGAGTTATTGAATATCAAGTTAATTACAGATATGAAAACGGAAATTTCGTAACAGAAAAAGTATCAAGACCAGATTTTGAAATATTTAATAGTCAGCTTGGAACTTATGAAATACAGGTTTTTAGTTATAATATACAAGCGCAACTTTCAGCAACTTCAACCGATTTAACATTTGAAGCTGTAGGTAAAACAGCTTTGCCGCAAGATGTCACAAATTTAAGAATAGAACCAATATCAGATCAGTTTGTACGACTAAGATTTGACAAGGCAACGGACGTTGACGTAGTGCATGGAGGCAACGTGGTAGTCAGGGCGTCAAATATTGCTGATGGTACTGCAACTTTCACAAATTCTGTTGATGTTATACCCGCTTTACCGGGTAACGTCAGCGAATCAATTGTTCCAAATATTGTAACTGGCGAATATATTTTAAAATTCCGCGATGATGGCGGCAGATTAAGTTCTGGCGAAACTTCAGTAATAGTGAACAGCCCTGACCCTTTACCAAAATTAACTGTTTTAGAAGATAGAGAAGATACTGACGCAACACCTTTTGCTGGAACTAAAGTTGATTGTTTTTTTTCAGATGATGTAAATGGCCTTGTTTTAGGTTCTTTAGATGAATTAGATGGTGTAACAGATTTTGATGCAATTGCTGATTTTGACTTTTTAGGCGCTGTTGACATAACTGGTGGCTCTTATGAATTTGCAAATACTCTTGATTTGGGAGGGAAACAACCTTTGAGATTACGCCGACACTTTGTAACACAAGGTTTTTATCCAAATGATTTAATTGATAAAAGATCAGCAAATATTGATACATGGACAGACTTTGACGGTGCAACAGCTTTTGATGTAGGCGCATCTTTATTAGTAGCTACAACTGATCTTGACCCTGATTTATCTACTTCTGCAACTTACGGACAAAGCGGAACAACAATAACAATTACAAAAAGTTCGCACGGATATTCTGTTGGCGATTTTGTTGTTATTGACTTTACTGCGGGAAGTGCAACAGATGGAAATTATGAAATTGTTACTGTTCCAAGTTCAAGCACTTTTACAGTTACATCGGCCACAAGTGCAACAATATCAAGTGGAACCGCTTGCACTTATGGAGCAAATTTTTCAAGATTTAATCCTTTTGTAAATGGAACTTATGTCGGGCGCGGTTTTAAATTTAGATGCGAAATGGATTCAGATGACCCCGCACAATCTATAGAAATAGATCAACTCGGATATACAGCGGAACTTGAAAGTAGAACAGAAACAAGTCTTGGCAATGCAGGGGCAACAGGTGGTGGGATAATCTCTTCTGGAACCTCGCAAAAGTCTGTGACATTTACTAATACATTTTTCACAGGTTCAACAGGAACAGGTGTTGCAGATAATACTGTTTTGCCATCAATAGGAATTACGATAGAAAATGCACAAAGCGGAGACTTTTTTACCTTGTCATCTATCACAGGCAGCGGTTTTAATATAGATATAAAAAACGGTTCGAGTCATGTAGATAGAGAATTTAAATATACTGCAACTGGATTCGGACGAGGTAGTTAAAAATTAACTATTAAGATATACTTAGATAAAAAATTGGTTTAGGAAATGGCAACTCACGATTATGTTATAGACAACTCAACAGGAGCCAATGTCCGGAGCGATTTAAATAATGTATTACAAGCGATATTAACTAATAACAGTTCTGGTTCTGCGCCCTCTACTACTGCATCTTATATGCTTTGGGCTGATACAAGTAATAATATTTTAAAAATGAGAAATACAGCTAATGATGGCTGGATTGATCTAAGAACACTTTCTGGTGGTATAACTTCTTCTGCTGATGCGACAATAAATTCTATAACTGTAGGTAAAGGAAATAACTCTATTACTGCTTGTACTGTTCTTGGAGAAAATGCGTTAAATGCTTCTAACTCAGGAAGCAATAATACTGCGATTGGTTTTGATGCACTTACTGACAATACGAGTGGTAATGCTAACACAGCCGTAGGTTTTACAGCCTTAGGCAATAACACTACCGGAGCGTCAAATACCGCAATGGGTCAAAATTCATTGGTTACAAACACAACTGGTAGTAGTAATTCTGCGTATGGTTTACAATCTATATATTCAAATACAAGTGGAGAATTTAACACAGGACTTGGTAGAAATGCACTTTATAACAACACAACAGCAAGCAATAATGTAGCAGTAGGATATAATTCTTTACTTTCTAATACAACTGGTACACAGAATGTAGCAGTAGGAACTGCTGCATTAGATGCAAACACTACTGCAAATAACAACACAGCATTAGGTCATGCAGCATTAGGAGCAAACACGACAGGAACACAAAATACTGCTGTAGGACAGGCTTTAGTTTCTAGCACAACTGCTGATAACAATACGGCTGTGGGTTATCTAGCTCTAAATGTAAACACAACTGGAGCTACAAATACTGCCGTAGGTTCAAAAGCCTTAGATGCTAATACGACAGCTGCAAATAATGCAGCTTTTGGTTATTTATCTTTATCAGCAAATACAACTGGTACAAAGCAAACAGGTTTGGGTACTCAAACTCTTGAAACTGCAACAACTGGCGATGAAAATACTGGTGTGGGATATGGTGCTTTAGCGTCAATCACTTCCGCATCAAACAACACAGCAGTTGGAAGTAATGCTTTAGTTCAATCAACAGCATCAGGCAACACGGCGGTAGGAAAAGGCTGTATGAGCGCAAATACGAGTGGAACAGAAAATACAGCTATGGGTCTTTTGACTTTAGATGCCAACACCACAGGTGTAGAAAATTCGGCATTTGGCGCTGGTGCATTAGGAAAAAACACTACAGGGCAAGCGAACACGGCACTTGGAAGAAATGCACTAGAGGATAACACGACTTCATCAAACAATACGGCTGTAGGTTGCGATTCCTTGATTGATAATACAGGTGCGCAAAATACTGGTGTAGGAAGGTCAGCTTTAAGAGTTAACACATCAGGGGCAGATTGCACCGCTGTAGGTGCATATTCTCTCGATGCAAACACGACAGGCGACAATAACGTAGCAGTAGGTAGAGATGCTTTGTCACAGAATACAACGGCTGATGACATAACTGCGATTGGAGCTTATTGTGCATCAAACGCTGGTGCAACAGGCACATCAGAATCTACTTTTGTTGGTGCTCAAGCTGCAAGATATGCAACAGGTGCAGACAAATCAGTTTGTGTAGGATTTAGGGCTGGTCATAGAGTTACTGGTGGCGATGATTTTACGTTTGTTGGTTATAAATGTGGTGGTGCAACTGATGGTAACAATACAACTGGTCAAAGCAATACCGGGGTAGGTGCTTTTTGCTTAGAAGATTTAACTTCTGGAACTTTAAACGTGGGGATGGGCAAAAGTGCTTTGGCTAACGTTACAACTGGTGGTAACAATGTAGGTGTAGGAGGTTTTGCTGCCACAGCTACAACTACTGGACAGGACAATGTAGCTATTGGTTACAATGCAATGTATTCAAATGTAACTTCCAGTTATCAGGTTGCTATTGGTAGAAATGCCTTATATTCACACAACAGTACTTCTCACTATAACGTAGCTGTTGGTTATACAGCGATGGCAAATGCAACTTCTGGACATGAAGGAGTTGGAATAGGTTATCAAGCGATGCGACTTTTAACAACTGGTGGAAATAACACAGCAATTGGATATCTTTGCGGTGAGGGTCTAACTACAGGTAATAACAATACTTTACTGGGACATACTGCTGGTAATCACGATTCTACTCTTACAACTGGACAACAAAATGTAATTCTTGGTGCAAGATCAGATATAAATGGTTCAGATGCTTATAGACAAAATGTTATTGGATATAACATAACTGCTCATGGTAATAATACATTTAAGGCAGCTGGTTCAAGTGGTGCCTACAATGAGGCCAACAATAGTGCTTGGTCAACTACTTCTGACCAACGTATTAAAAAGAATATCGTAGACAACAATTCTGGACTTGAAATATTAAATAAAATTCAAGTTAGA